CGAGCCACATTCGAGCGATGGCACCGGAAGAGATTGAGATGGGCAAGCCGTGGACCGATGACGGCGTAACCAAGTTTAAGATCGAGGGGCTGCTGGAATATCTGCACCACCGCAGGTTTACTGCGCTGGGCCGAGCTCAGATCATTCAGATGATCAGGGACATGGGCGGCGATAACGGCAGTCAGAATATTATGAAACGAGGCGGGAAGCGGACCAAGATACGTTGTTGGTGGGTTCCTGCATTTGAAGAGGACGAGGTAGAATTACCCGTACAGGAGATAGATAATGACATCCCATTCTAACAGATTGCTCCGGGTCGGAGAGGTTGCCGATCTATTGGGAGTATCACGGTCTTACGTCTACAAGTTAGCACAGATGACGGAAGACTTTCCGAAGCCTATTGTTCTTGGGTCCGACGATAATCGACGCTCGGCTTCGCGCTGGGTTTTGGCGGAGATCGAAGATTGGGTCAACAGCAGACCAAGAGGAAAAGATTATGATACCTAAAGCTGAACTGGTCCTTGGACCACCGGGCACAGGCAAGACTCACTACTTGATTGAGCAGATCAAGGAAGCGTTAGCGATGGGGACGCACCCATCTCGTATTGGTGTGATCTCGTTTACTCGAAAAGCCATTGAAGAGATGGTGTCTCGGGCTTGCTCTGAGTTTAATCTCGAGCCCAAAGACTTTCCGTACATGAAGACAAGCCACTCGTTTGGATTCCACGGGCTGGGATTACAGCCACAGGACATCATGTCGAAGGAAGACTATGACAACATCGGACGGGAGCTCGGCCTAACGTTCGAAGGCAAGATGCGTATGTCACTGGAGGACGGCCTGTCCATGCCCACGCTCGGAGGATCGGGGTCCAAATACCTACAGCTCGAGCACCGTGCTCGGATGCGTATGATTGATTTGGACACGGAGTTTAACCAGGAGAACGACAGGGACCTGTTCTTTCCTAAGCTCGAGCAGTTGTCTAAGCAGATCCAAGAATACAAGGCAGCCACGAACAAGTATGACTTCGTGGACATGATCGAGAAGTACATCACATTGGGGGAAGCTCCGAACTTAGACTATTTGTTTATCGACGAGGCTCAAGACTTCACCCCATTGCAGTGGCACATGGCCTCCAAGATCGCGGACAAGGCAGAAACTGTATTCATTGCGGGGGACGATGATCAAGCGATCCACCGATGGACTGGGGTTGACGTGGCGTTGTTTAACGAGAGCTCGGACAGGGTAAAAGTTCTGGATCAATCCTACCGCATACCACAATCGGTGCATCGTTTAGCGACGAATATATCCAAGCGGATCAGCCGACGACATGAGAAGATCTTCAACTCTCGGGACGAGGAGGGGCTGGTAGATTACGTTTACCACATGGAAGACATCCCTTTTCACGAAGGGTCATGGACGATTATGGCTCGAACCAACGGATACGTCTATGATTTAGCAGAGTCCATTAAACGAGCAGGGTTTAAGTACTCGATCAAAGGCAAGCCCAGCATCTCTCTTGAGCTGGTGTCGAACATCGAAACTTGGAACGACCTATGCGCGGGCAAGAGCGTGGGGCTGCAACGAATTAAGGACTTCTACTCAGCAGTTCCTAAACAGGGGAAGTCGGCTGTTGTTAAGCGCGGCAGTCAACAGATGCTGGACGTGCTGGCTCCCGATGCCGAGTTAGACATGGAGATCTTACAGCTCCAGTATGGGTTGTTGACGGGAGCCGAGCAGGGTGCGTATGATGTACTTCGTGTAGGACAGGGCGAGCAAGACTACATCGATGCGATGCAGAGACGAGGCGACGATCTCCTGTCTGAGCCACGCATTAAACTGTCCACGTTTCACGCCATGAAGGGCGGAGAGGACGACAACTGTGTTGTATATACAGCATCCACCGCAGCCTGTGTGAACAGTGACTATCCTGACGACGAGCATCGAGCGTTCTACGTTGGGGTAACTCGAGCGCGACACTCGTTGTACATTCTACAAAGCAACAACAAGTATAGGTACATGTTATGAAACGAGATGAAGTTTTAGACAAGGCAAAGGAATTGATTAACGGTCAACGGGCCGAGGACTACGGTGATGCGTATGACAACCACGCTCGTATTGCTGATGGCTGGAACATCATACTGCGGGGCGCTATGCTGAGTCACGGGCACATAACTCCCTCTCACGTCACCTTAATGATGGACTGGATGAAGACCAGCCGTTTACTAGAGACATTGGACCACGCAGATTCCTGGGTGGACAAAGCTGGTTACACGGCTCTAGGTGCAGAGTTTATAGAACGCGACGCGCGTCCCATCAGCGAGATTATTTCAAATGCAAAGTAATCTATTCGGCAGTGCGCTGCACCACCAGATTAAAAACGAACTGGACCTGATCGATCAGGACTGGAACATTCCACCTGAGTACCCGGACCTAACAGGGTACAAAGAAGTGGCTGTCGACTTGGAGACGTATGACCCAAACATAAAAACTTTGGGTCCAGGGTGGGCGCGTAAGGATGGGCACATCATCGGAATTGCGGTGGCAGCGGGGGAATACCAAGGTTACTTTCCTATCCGTCACGAGAACTCTCACAACCTAGATCCGAAGTTCACGATGCGGTGGCTCAAGAAGCAGTTGTCGGTGCCTGATATGAACGTGATCATGCACAATGCAACGTACGATGCAGGCTGGCTAAGAGCCGAGGGCATAGAGATCAAGGGTCGGATTATCGACACGATGATTTCAGGCGCGTTGGTTGACGAGAACCGCTGGTCCTTTGGCCTGGACTCGATGGCTCGGGACTTTGCTGCGGTGCGCAAGAACGAGCGGCTGTTGCAAGCGGCTGCTAAGGACTGGGGCGTTGATCCCAAGGCTGAGATGTACAAACTGCCACCTAAGTATGTGGGCGCGTACGCTGAACAGGACGCCGTGGCGACGCTTAAACTATGGCAGGCTCTGAAGATCGAGCTCGAGTCCCAGGAACTGTGGCACATCTGGGACATAGAAAACGGACTAATCCCCTGCATGTTGGACATGCGAACCCAAGGGGTGCGGGTAGATCTGGACAAAGCCGAGCAGAACAAGAAGTTAATCCGTAAGCAGTCCAAGCTGCTGCGCGGCAAGATCGAAAAGGAAGCTGGCATGGAGGTGGACATCTGGGCGTCCGCTTCAATCCAGAAGATGTTTGATAAGCTGGGCATGGAGTATCCAAGGACCGAGATAAAAGAAAACGAGGACACGGGTAAGACCACGGGCGGAGCTCCGTCGTTTACCAAGTCTTGGCTCAACAACCACCCAGCCGAGGTATGCCAGCAGTTAGTTAAGCTGCGTGAGTTCGACAAGGCGGACGCTACGTTTATCGACAGTATCCTACGGCACGAGCACAACGGACGCATCCATACAGAGCTGCACTCTACGCGTCGAGATGAGGGCGGTACGGTAACGGGCAGGTTTTCCTCCTCGAACCCCAACCTCCAGCAGATCCCAGCGCGAGATCCAGACATCAAGAAGATGATCCGTGGATTGTTTATTCCAGAGGACGGTATGAAGTGGGGGTCGTTTGACTACTCGAGCCAAGAGCCGAGGTTGCTGGTACACTTTGCAGCAAGCGTTCCGTCTGCGCTGCGCAGCCATGTGGTTGATAACGTAGTGGAAGAGTTTAACAGCGGGGACGTCGACCTGCACCAGATGGTTGCGGACCTTGCTGGGATTACCCGCAAGCAAGCCAAGACGGTGAACCTTGGGATTATGTACGGCATGGGCGTAGCCAAACTGGCGGATCAGTTGGGTATTCCTGCGGGAGACGCCAAGGATCTAATCAAGCGGCACCGCAGTAAGGTTCCGTTTGTTAAGCAGCTCGCGGACATGGCTACCAAACAGGCGGACAAGAACGGTCAGATCCGCACTCTGCTGGGCCGCAAGTGCAGGTTCCATCTGTGGGAGCCAATAAAGTTCGGAGTAGGCAAACCTCTGCCTCACGAGCAAGCTCTGAAAGAGTACGGCAAAGACATCAAACGAGCATTCACATACAAGGCTCTCAACCGTTTGATCCAAGGATCAGCGGCGGACCAAACTAAGAAGGCTATGCTCGATTGCTACAACGAGGGACTTACTCCTATGCTCACGGTTCATGATGAGCTATGCTTTAACATAGAGAGCCAGGAACAAACGGACAGGATTAAGGAGATCATGGAGACAGGTGTGTCTCTCAAGGTCCCTTCAAAGATAGACGTAGACATTAAGGAAGATTGGGGAGAAATCGAATGATTAACAAAGACATGCCGACACTTGGTTTAAAAGATATGCATCGTATGCAGGTAGAAGCACTTATGAATTTCGTAGGAGAGGCGCTTAACTTAGCAGCCCTAACCAACGACGAAGACATCCTGCACGAGACAGAAGAAAGCGCCGACGAGTTGGTCCGGTTGTTCGGCGGCAATGGTGTTAAGGTAACTATCGAGACGCTGTAGCGATCTCCATGTTTCGGGCGACATCGATTGGGTTGTCGCCCAACAAAGATGGACTTACCGAAGCCGTGCGAACAGGACCCGTTGGTACTTGGAGGGATCCTTCCTGCTGCAACGGAGGCAAGATCTCATAGCGAGGTTCTTCTACGGGAGGTAGAATTTCATAGCGAGGTTCTTGTTCCGTGGGCAACGGTTCGTTTAAACGGCGACGACGTTGTTGAGTAATCATTCGTCTTATCTCTGCTCTAGGCAGTTCCGTTATCGTACCGTTACGGCGCATGTCATCCAATACACTGTCACTGACATCTAACGGTTTGTACACGCCACGGATAATTTCGTTGATACCACCGACGCCAGCTTCTTTTAACGCTCGGCGGATGTCGTTGTCTTTCATTCCAAATTTTCGAACGTCTTCGACAACCTGGTTGAACTCTCT